AAAACATCATTAAATATTTTGCCTGATAAAGATACATTATTCCAATTCTCCCCGCCATTTCTGGTATATGATATAACATTGCCTCCTACAGCAACTCCATTATTAGCATCTGCCAATCGGACTGCATTATAGGATACAGTATTTGTATTTGTATTTATATAATTACTTACATGGTTTAATTCCATTTTATTTAAACTTATATCAAACTTTCTTATTACATTCCCGCCCACAACTATGAATTTAGTGCCATATCCATCACTGTCTGAAATTTGACCTCCTACTATATTGTAACTAAGATCCAAATTTGTATATGAATATCCTTTCACTGTAGAGCTAGTATACGGAATATCAACTACCTCTATATACCCATATCTTATCATTGCACCCCCTAATGCTTTATTTCCGCCAGTATATACAAAGTTTTCTGAAATATCGCGAGGTATATATATCGCATTTATATCTGAAATACCTCCTGTGATTGTGAATTGAAACCAGTTGGTTCCTCCGTCGTCAGTAATATATGCTTGTGAATTTGTGCCTCCTATAATTGTTCTCTCAGTATCATAGCTATAGACAGATTTAAATTTTACATCAGCATCAATTAAATTTTCTTGAGCTTCTTTATTGATATTGTCCCTTTTGTTCCATGTTTTACCACCATTTATTGTTGTGTATACAAAATAATTACTAAGTATTATTGTTGAGGTTCCTGCTCCACCGCTCACTGTGTCTGGTCCTTGTCCTCCTACAGCAATACCAAAATCTGTACCAAAATTATATAGTTGAAATATTCGCGATATAGTATCAATTGTTTTTTTTACCTCTCCGTTATTGAGATGTAATGGACCATTAATATCAACTGCATAATTATTGTATTTAGGTTGAAATGTATTGAATCCAGTTGTTGCATTGAATTTTGTTATAGTATTGCCAGATACAATCATCATTGCGGGGGTTGCCTCGGTATCTATTAGGGGACTTTGATTATTATCTATGGGACTTGGATTATAAACATCAATTATACCCATACTACGCGATGGGTCTTTTGGGTACGAACCACCACCGATTTGAAGACCTAGTTTTGTTGGTGTAGCAATATGCATGAATGCAGCTGAAGCATTATTCACGGTTTGTATAGTGAGAGCATTACCTGTTTTTATACTTGTATTTCCGTAGATTTCTTCGAAAAATATAGACTGATTTTCACCCTTATCTTTATCATATATCAATACAGTCTCGTCAAAATCGGTATGTGTATTACCGTTATTTGAATTGTCAGTTATTATCATTTTACTTGTAACTTTTACATCTCCTATTGCGTCTAGAGATAGCATATTACCAGCATTTGAATATTTTATCATAGCACATTGTGTATTTGATACGTCTATTTCCCCACACATGCCTGCACCATAAAATTGTATTGCAGATTCAGTTGTTCCAGTTGTACTTATTGCAATTCCATTGTTATATAAATTTCGAGCTATAATGTTACGATTGTTTATGGCAGAAGTTTTCACATTAAATGCCTCTACTATATTTGATGAGATATCAACTGTCGCAGTAGGCGTAAATTTGTTAATTCCTATCATTCCATTAAGACCCTTAAAAAAAATATCATTTGACCCATCCAAGTATAAATTGCCTTGAATTGTGGCATTTGAACTGATATCTAAAGTTGTTGCACTTATATTTTTACTCACTTCAATATTATTTGATATTATTCCATTTCCGCCAATCTTAAGGTCGCCTTCAATTGTGAAAATACTCAAAAACGCATCTCTGATGGTGAATGTGTCTGCTACAATGGAATGGACTGTTATATTATTATTCTTTTCTAATTTATTCGTTCCACCATATCTTCGAAATGACATTATATACACTAACTATTTATTTTTTACAATACATATTTACGTATTTTCCACATTCGGGTCTTGTTTTTTGGTTTGCATTAGTGCATAAAATACCTTTACCTTCGGGTTTGCTTTTATCCTATTTGGATTAAAACCAGCTAGATATAACCCATCCAATGATTGTATGCGTGATAAAGCCACATATGTTTGTCCATATTCAAATATCACATTACCGATGTCAATTTGTGCCCTAGCTAATGTAGTACCTTGAATCTTGTGGATTGTCAAAGCCCATGCTAACTGAAGCGGAAACTGACTGATTGCGATTGTCGGATACTCAGCGGATTGCCACATATGTGTGCCTATTACAATGGTAACACCATTTGTAAATTTCACCTCTGGACGTTTATTGGAACCAATGAAGTCTGTTATTACTCCCTGCGAACCGTTGCATATACCTTTTTCCATATCCAGATTTACAGTGCACATTACAGATGCACCGCGTTTTAATTGTAGGTGTGATATACAAGGGGTGTTTAGCATCAATTGTTCGAGTTCATAATCCTGTTCTGTTTTTGTTAAGCTACGACATTTTTCAATAATCTGCGATTCGATTACTTTATTCGTGTCTGTGTAGGTCGTTAAATTTCGCATTCTATTAACCTTGAACTCCACAGCGGTTTCTTCTATTTTTTCAAATAGAATCCGATTTAGATAGTCCACGCGAGAACGTATTGCATAAAGTTTTGTAAGAACCGAACCATTATACTGTTCGGGGTCGTATTCGCGTTTTACATATTTATTCAGAATGTCAATATTTTCAGGCGAGAGTTCTCCCGTTCGTATTTGTGATAAGATCTCAATATATTTTTCATCTGTCTGTCTAAATATAGTCTTCAATTCAATATGATGTTCTGGACGAAATACAGTCCACCATCGATCAGATTCAAAACAGAATTCGCCTGTTTCTGGTTGATTCATTGTTGGTACCGGTGGCAATTGATAAAAGTCACCGCAAAATATTACTTGTAATCCACCGAATGGTGCTGGGTTTTTGCGGACGACTTGAGCCACAGTTTCTAATACATCAAATATCTTTCTACTCATCATAGATACCTCATCAATTATCAATATTTTGGTTTCCTTCCAGTTTTTCACTGCATATTGAGTTTGCATTACTTGTCCTATAATTTGAGGTATTCCTCCCTTCGCTAACTTTATACCACTCCATGAATGAATGGTCTTCGCATTGCAACCAAGGAGAAGCGATGCACAACCCGTTAGCGCGCATACTTGAATCCGCTTTCCTACAACTTTCGCATACTCCACCAAATGATGAATTAATTTTGTTTTACCGACACCCCCTGGACCAGTTATGAATATATTGTTTCCCATAACAAACTGGTCGTATGCATCTTGTTGTTCTTTTGATAGTTCGGACATTTTATACTCTTTATAAAATGTATTTTTATTTGTTTCAATTTTTACTATAGACTGTTCTATATTCCGTGTGTTTAACAAATATTATTTCTTTTGAATGTATAATACTAATGTACGAATGTCCTGTATGTAAAGCAGACCCAACCAGTCACTCTCTAGTGAAGTTGACAGAAACCGATGATATGGTATATTATTACACGCGTCCAGCGAAAGCGTCCAAATACAACGACCGAGAAGGCATTTTATCGCATTACAATGGAGAACTTACACAAAAGGGTACAAAACCTTGGACATGGATATTCGATTGTGCAGGATTTGACATGAGGCATGCGATTGAAATACGTCTAGCGATTGATATGGCGAAACTTATTACGAAATCACACGGAGATTCTCTAAAAAAAGTATGTATAATAAACCCAACCATATTTATCCATGTTATTGTAAATGCTATATGGCCGTTTTTATCCAATCATATACGTTCTGTTATAATCTATGATTTGGGCGGTGAATTCAAACTAGAAGAATAACTACTAACTCGCCTAGCTATTTTGTATTTAGGGGCTGGCGTTTCACGCTGGGTTTCTTCTATTATATCAACTATTTGTTTCATATTGTCAATTACAAATTCACGAGTTATTTTCATAACCCGTTCTTCGTAATTCCGTTTTTTACAAAATAGCCACCATGGGTCTCTTGATGTTTCATATTCTGTTTTTGATTCATAATACATTGTTTGTTTTAATTTAGCTTCTTCTTTCTCGCTCTCTTCTTTATCTTTGAACGGATCCATTATTCCAATTATAAATTTATTGATACTTTCTGGGTCTTTTATATCATATGTATTGTTACAGCAAATATAACCTAGTATCCAATTATATTTCATAATTTCTGCATTCTTTATTTCCTGTAAGAACATTTGATCTACTATTGAGAATGCCGATTTGAGAATTAAAATTTCGCGAATAGACTCACGTTTCATATTGAATAAGTCTATCACACGCTTTTTCTGAGTTACATCTAGTTCATAATTTCCTTCGCGAAGTTTGTTAAAATATCGGAGTTCATTCTTTACACTTTTCAGTGTGATGATTGCGCGTTTTTTCTTGTCTTCTATTTTTTTTATTATTGCAAATACATTTGTGTTATATACTATAGGATATCGTAACCGTATTGCTCTAGGTACTACAAATTGATTGGTCTCTTTAACTTCTGCTATTGATGTCTCCACCATATTCAGTGTTTCCACTAGTTTCGATAATATTGTTTTGTTGCCATCCTCTTCAGGTAATAATAATATTGCCCCCGACGTGAACTCTACGGTGGTTTGTAATTTGTCGTATTTATGGGCAGATATTTTATAAGCTTCTGATCTTGCATCCAGTTTCAAGTAATTGACAATAGATAGGAGAAACGCTATTATCGCATTTACTGTTGAAATTAAAATAGACCCCCATTTATATTCGGTTACAAATGTCGCTAATACTGTTGCAATTGTTGACAGTAATATTGCAGGCATCATCAATTTATTCAGATTGGATTCACAATATGACTTTGACTCCATATATATAAATTTTTGCCCCTTTAAGTAACTCGCTAATATATCCAGTGAATTCGAGAACACATGTGATTTGTCGAAAAAATTTTTATCCACAGCAGTTTCCACTTGTTTGTAAGTTAGTTTTTTATATTCTATATATTCTTCAGGTAATTGGTTGTTTATACAAATATTTATAATATTGGATTCTTCGTCAGAATACGCGCTTTTAAGACTATCGTTATCACTATCCTGACACGCAATATAATCTGACATTCCGATTCGTTCGCTTAATTCTATGTTAAAACCTATATTTTCAGAACTTATGCTGTTTGTTATTTCATTCTGTAATGTTCCATTCGACATATATATATATCAATCAGTATTAAATTGACATGTCTAAATAAATTATCTATATTCATTATACAATAAATGAAATCACGCAAGATTATTAGACGAAAGAATATTCGTCGTAACAGGACCAAGAGTCTTCGGGTCGGAGGTTCGAACGATATAGAATCTTATAATTCCGTGTATTTGAAACAAATACTCGATTTCACAGGCACAACTATAGATGAATTTAACGATTTTATTAGTAATGAGAA